ACCTATCATGGCGGGAGTGCGAACTCCACTTCGACAATTTGCTAGCTGTGTTCTTGTTGATGTTGATGACACCCTCGATAGCATCTTTAGTTCTGATATGGCTATTGGCAGATACGTTGCACAAAGGGCGGGCATCGGTATCAACGCAGGTCGCATCCGTGGCATCAACAGCAAAATCAGAGGCGGAGAAGTTCAGCACACAGGCGTTATCCCTTTCCTCAAAAAGTTTGAAGCAACTGTCAGATGCTGCACTCAAAATGGCATCAGAGGTGGATCAGCAACTGTCCACTTCCCAATCTGGCACCAAGAAATAGAGGATATCCTTGTACTCAAAAACAATAAAGGGACAGAAGATAATCGTGTCCGAAAACTGGACTACAGTATCCAAATTAGCAAACTCTTCTACGAGCGGTTTATCAAGGACGAAGACATCACTCTCTTCTCTCCACACGACGTTCCAGGTTTGTATGAATCTTTTGGAACTAATAACTTTGATGAACTATATGTTCGTTATGAGCAAGATAAATCAATTCCTAGAAAGACGATCGGTGGTCAAGAACTGATCATGAGTCTGCTCAAAGAGAGGGCAGAGACAGGTCGCTTGTATATCATGAACATTGACCACTGCAACTCTCACTCCTCCTTTAAAGATAAGGTCGAGATGAGCAACTTGTGTCAGGAGATTACTCTCCCCACATATCCCCTGCAACACATCGACGATGAGTATGGTGAAATTGCATTGTGCATCCTGTCTGCCATCAATGTTGGTAAGGTTAAGTCTGATGACGAACTAGAAAATCTTTGTGATCTATCTGTCCGTGCTTTGGAAGAACTGATCGATTATCAGAAGTATCCGATCAGAGCAGCAGAGATTGCTACAAAGGCGCGTAGATCGCTTGGAATCGGTTTTATTGGTCTTGCCCACTACCTTGCCAAACTTGGGTTTAAATACGACTCACAGGAGGCATGGGACGCCGTTCATGGACTCTCTGAATCATTCCAGTATTACCTGCTCAAAGCATCCAATCAACTTGCTAAAGAAAAAGGTCACTGTGAATACTTTGGACGAACCAAATACTCTGATGGAATTCTTCCAATTGATACATACAAGAAGGATGTAGATGAAATTTCATCGCAGGAGTTGACACATGATTGGGAGGGTCTTAGGAAGTCTATCCTGGAGCACGGACTGCGACACAGCACACTGTCCGCACAAATGCCTTCAGAGAGCAGTTCCGTTGTGTCAAACGCAACAAATGGAATCGAACCACCTAGAGGATACTTGTCCATTAAGAAGTCCAAAAAAGGACCCCTTAAGCAAATTGTTCCACAATATGCTACACTAAAGAATGCTTATACCCTGCTATGGGATATGGAGAGCAATCGTGGTTACATCAATATCGTTGCTGTAATGCAAAAGTTCTTTGACCAAGCAATCAGTGGTAACTGGAGTTATAATCCAGAGCATTATCCTGACAATGAGATTCCTGTTTCGGTTATGGCAAATGACTTTTTAACTACATACAAATACGGTTGGAAGACATCCTATTATCAAAATACTTACGACATCAAAACAGACGAAGTAGAGGAGGACAACAAGTCAGAATTACAAAACATTTTGCAAGAATTAGAGAACACAGAGGAGGGAGAGTGTGAATCCTGTGCAGTTTAAAGTATCATCTGAGGATACTACTAAAAAGGAAATAAAAGGAATGACCGTCTTTAATACTGAGGCGGTCGATACCAAAAAGCAACCAATGTTTTTTGGTAAACCTCTAGGGATTCAGAGGTATGATTCTTACAAATATCCAGTTTTTGAGAAACTCACTACTCAACAACTAGGATATTTTTGGAGACCCGAAGAAGTATCACTACAAAAAGATCGTGGAGATTATCACACGCTTCGCCCAGAACAAAAGCATATCTATACCTCTAACCTCAAGTATCAGATTATGCTTGACTCCGTACAAGGGCGTGGTCCTGGGATGGCTTTTATACCTTATTGCAGTCTACCCGAACTAGAAGCATGTATGGAAGTGTGGGGATTTATGGAGATGATCCATAGTCGCTCATACACTTATATTATTAAAAATGTTTATTCTGATCCAAGTGAAGTCCTAGATAAGATTGTTACTGACAATCGCATTCTGGAGCGTGCCAGCACGGTTACAGAATCATATGATGATTTTATTAACCATGCTCATCAGTATGACAACAGTTCTCTATGGGAACTGGCAAAAGAAGGTCACTATGCTGGTAAGTCTGATCGTCGTGAATTAAAGCGTAAACTTTACAGGGCAGTTGCTAATGTCAACATACTGGAAGGCATTCGCTTTTATGTCAGTTTTGCTTGTTCTTTTGCATTTGGTGAACTCAAGCTTATGGAGGGATCCGCTAAGATCATCTCCCTTATTGCTAGAGACGAGAACCAACACCTGGCAATCACCCAAAACATTCTGAATAAGTGGGCATCGGGTGATGATCCTGAGATGCAACAGATTGCCAAAGAGGAACAAGAGTGGGTCTACAAAATGTTTGACCAGGCAGTAACTGAAGAGAAGCGTTGGGCAGATTATCTGTTCAAAGATGGTTCAATGATTGGATTGAACGACAAACTGTTGCAGCAGTATGTGGAGTGGATTGCAAATCGCAGACTCAAAGCGATTGGTATGAAACCTGTTTATGATATTCCTGCAAAAAATAATCCTCTCCCATGGACACAACATTGGATTTCCTCTAAAGGACTTCAGGTTGCACCGCAAGAGACGGAGGTTGAATCCTACGTTGTTGGTGGAATCAAACAAGATGTCAAAAAGAATACGTTTAGCGGATTTAAACTGTAATTTAAAAAATAAATCTTGGACTCAAAGGGTCAAGGGGTGGTTTCGTCTGCCTCTTGACTCTTTTTTTGTTCCTGCTGAGACCCCTCTAATTGCCCCTGTAAGGGCGGAGGTGGGCATCTCAAGCATATCGGGGCAGAACCCTCTCCCAAACCCCTGGGAGGGCGATTGGAATGATGCGGCACTGAACCATGCGATGTGGGTTGACAAGATCGGTAACCATGAGTAGGATAGGTTTGTTAACGATGAAGGATAAATATATCTAAGTATTATTAATTACTTGGATGGTTGATTATGAAAATCCCTGGTATTACAACGGCACTCCCTTCACTAGTCAGGATATCGGTGATTACTACGGCTTTGTGTACCGCATCGATAATCTCGTATCAGGTAGGTCATACATTGGCAGAAAGTACTTCTGGTCGTTACGAAAGCCTAGAGGTAAGTCTAGGAGAGTTAAAAGTGAAAGCAACTGGAAGAAATACTACGGAAGTAGTGAAGAGCTTTCTGGGGATGTCAAAGAGTTGGGGAGGGAGAAATTTAGGAGAACTATACTAAGTCTCCATTACGCAAAGGGAAAGGTTAACTTTGAGGAGACCCGTCAGTTGTTCCTCAATAATGTCCTGTCTGAGTCCTTGACAGATGGGACTCCCATGTACTACAATTCCAACATCCTCGGTCGTTACTACCGTAAGGATTATTTTGAGCCGTGTGAAGAGTCAAACTCTTGAGACGGATGTCGAGTTCTATTAGTCTAATGTTGAAAAAATTATTACCTCTTGCAGTGCTTGTATCTATTCCCGCAGCATGTGCAACAACTGTTAAAAGTGTTGACGTAAGTGTTAATGAAGAGCAGGCAGTTCCCATTGAGGTAGTTCAACCTAAGACATGGAAGTGCCCTGGATGTAACGACAACGAACAATATGTCCTCGAACAACTCCAAGAGAAGACCAGAATCTCCGATCGTAATGCACTTGCAACGATCATGGGAAACATTAAATCGGAAAGCAACTTCCATCCCAACATTTGCGAGGGAGGGGCTAGAGTTCCTTACAACGCTTGCCATAGTGGGGGTTATGGTCTTATTCAGTGGACCTCAATAGGTCGTTATAACAACCTTGGTAAGTTTGCTACTCGCTATGGTTATGATCCTTCTTCACTTGAGGGTCAGACAGCATACATGATCAATGAGTCTGTGTTCCAACGTTATCTTCCTGAGTTTGAGGGTCCTGGTAAGACAGTCTCTCAATATATGGTCCCAGCATATTACTGGTTGGGTTGGGGAATCAAAGGTCACAGAGAACTATATGCATACGATTACACCAAAAAATTAATTTGGACATGATTAACACCATTAGAAAGATTAAAGATACACTGACTCAATTGTTTTTTTCTCCTCAAGTAAAGGATATTGAGGAAACAAAAACTGTTGAATCTGAGGAACCAAAACCTGCTTATATTGGTGTTCCTGCACCTGCATACCTTAAAGATGATGAGTGGTTTGGTCCTGCCCCTGTAAGGTCTGAGAAGCAACTGGAGTATATGGAGCAAGAGACTCTAATCAAACAAGAGCAAGCAGAGGCATCTGAGAGTATTGAATCAGATGATATTCATCAAAGAATGTATGAAATTGCGACCAGCAATGCTCCTACTACAGTTCAACTTAATCCTCTTGGTGGATCTGAGAACTTTCAAGAAGGTGGTTGGCAATCTGGAACTGGTATGAATCAGTTTAGAGATTGACAAGAGACTGCTCCCACTCTATAATATGGGAGCACCAAATAAGGGTTAGTAGCTCAGTTGGATAGAGCAACTGCCTTCTAAGCAGTCGGTCGGGGGTTCGAGTCCCTCCTAACCCGTTATAAATATCAATGTGTCGAGTGAAGTATGTTAGACATAGAACCTTACTCAACAGTTTTAGTTCTAAACAGTTCTTACGAACCACTACATTTTACAAATTGGAAACGTGCAATCGTTCTCTTGTTTAAAGAGAAAGCAAAAGTAATCTCTAAACGAGTCATAAGACTTGTAAATTATGTTCGTATCTCATTCCATCGAACAAGGATTGAGACTCCATCTCGGGCAATGATATACAAAAGAGATGACAACGAATGTCAATACTGTGGTTCTCGTAAAAATTTAACCATAGATCATGTTATACCAAGATCAAAAGGTGGCATGGATACCTGGGAGAACTTAGTTGCTTGCTGCTCCAGTTGCAATATTGCAAAAGGAAATAAGTTACTCAAAGATACTGACATGAAACTTATGCGAAAACCAACACAACCACCCAGTAGAGTTGCTTTAGATTTACAAAAAACAACAGTTCGGGAGTGGAAAGAGTTTGTTTTTAATTAGAGTTTAGTGAGACTATCTAAATAGTACTTTAAAATATTACTGATTATGACTACAGCATCAAAACGCCGCGCAGGCAGACGTAATAAAGATGCAGACGGTAAGTTCTTTCTATACGTTGCATTCCATTCTGTATTCACAGCAATTGCAAATATGTTTACAGACGACTAGGGGTTGACACATCACCCAATGTCTGCTATATTAACAAAGTAATTAACTCAATGGCCTATAGCTCAGTTGGTAGAGCAGCTGACTGTTAATCAGCCTGTCCCAGGTTCGAGCCCTGGTGGGCCAGTATTTACTTATTTTTTTATTATGTCACGAAAGAAGAAGGAACTTACTCAAGAGGAACTTTTTCCGTATGAAACATTTCCCTTCCGTCTTGAACATCCAGACGGAAAGGATACAAAAGTTTGTTGGTTTACCTGTCAGTGGGACCTAGATAAGTATGTCGAAAGACATAGCATCAAAAAACGAAGCAAATTTGTTTCAATTCAAAAGAAGAAACAAACTAAAAAATCGTCATGAATTACAAACCTTATTCACCAGAGTGGCATAGATACAGGTATCTCAAGGAAGCAATCGATAAATACCTAGACGATGGTATTGATCCTACGTTTATTATGGATGATATCCGTGATATCCTTCATATACGCTCTGAAGCAGCGTATCAAGAATTCCATAGGATCAATCAGTTAGAGCACTATCTATCGGAAGAATGACATGCTATCTACTCAATACAGACTCCGTTTGGAGTTTATCTGTAAGAAGATCGCTAACAAAGAAGAAGTTAAACTAGAAGACATGATTTGGGCAGAGAAACTTGCCAAGTCATATACAACTGCTAGAGATTGGTTAAACAAAGCACGCCGTCAGGCAGCACAGGATATTCAGGAGGGCAGTATGGATGATTTTATGAATAAGATGGGACTAGGAGACCCCGACCCATCTAATTACAAAACGGGGTTTCAATCTGCTGATGAAATTGTAGATTGGTTTAAACAAGATAAACCTGATGATTGGAGACAACGTGACTGATGTATAAGGTACAAACCTGGGATGAACAGCATAAATGTGTTAGATTCCACGAAGTGTGGGATGCTATCGACTATGATGATGCTGCATCAGTAGTTAAAGGTCTGCACCCAGAACAAAAAATTATGAGTATCATAAAAGAAAAAGATGACTGAAAGACAATGGCAAGAAGTTTTTAGCACTGTCCGCAAAAAACAAAAAATCATGCATGGAAATCGTTATTACCAAGAAGAATATGATAATCTTACTCAGATTCTAAATGAGTTGTATCCATTAGCATATCCTAGTAAATGACAACAGCAGTAATCTATAGTAACGGTAGTCAAGAGTGTGAGCGTATGGCAATGCTCCTCAAAGCACTTGACGGTGAGTTCCACGAGTATCTTTTAGGAAAAGACTTTACTGAGAATCAGTTCCTTGGTGAGTTTGGAGAAGATGCAACGTATCCTCAAGTTTCTATTGGATACAAACACATTGGCAGTATGAAAGAGACACTGCAATACATGAATAACCAAGGAATGTTTTTATGACCGAGACAAAGACTCAACGCAAATCAACCATTCGGGATTCTCTTGGAGATAATCCTACTGTTGAGGCAAAGATTCCTGAGGATGTAAAATGGATTGATGATGCCTTTTACGTCAAAAAAACTCGTTTTGGTCTTTATACAAGTGTTCTCAAAGAACCTATCCTTGGTGCCAACTTTATTACTGGACCCACTGAAGAAGCAGTGATACAAATTAGTCGTTGGCATCTTAAATGTATACAAGAAGGCACTATGGAAGAAAACACCAGAGTTATTAATAGTGGTGTCGTCGGCGGCAAACTGTAGTTGACAAATCAAAAACTCTCTTATATAATAAAGAGAGGCAAAACAACAAATGGAAAAAGTTGAAACTTATGTAATCCCCATGACTAACGACTCTAAAAAGGAAAAAGACATCTTCCGTATTGGCAAACATGAGTTTGTAAGTTCCAACGGTAACACTTGGGAATGGGAAATCACAAAAGAAGCACGTAAAGCGTTGCTTGAATATCACACAACTAAACCAAACGTGTGATATGATTTAAGAGGAGTAATCCTCTTTATTGCGGGATTAGTTCAGTGGTAGAACGTCAGCCTTCCAAGCTGAATGTCGTCGGTTCGAATCCGATATCCCGCTCTTGGAACATCGACGGATGTTCCTTAGGGTGCGACAGAATAATCCTACGTGGAAATCATCCTGCTCGCTTAGCTCAGCGGTAGAGCATCTCGTTTACACCGAGGCGGTCGGCGGTTCGATCCCGTCAGCGAGCACTTTAAAAATAATAAAATGACTCAAAAGTTTCCTGTTGACCACGTTGTAATTGAATCTCGCAAAGAGGTTTGGTGCAAAGGTAGTAGCACTCTTGCTATGGGTCTCAAGTCTTTGGTAGATAAGTATTACCCTGGATATAAGGGATGTTTGGCATCTGAAGATTTTTTTGCTAGACTTAAGGTTGACTCATCAATACGCAACTATGAACAAAGAGACGATTAAAAAGCATCTTGAGGAGATTGAGTCTTCTTTAAATTATCTTTCTGATGCTGTTAATCATCTTGTAGTCAAAGCAGAGGCAAATAATCAGATGTTAAATAGTATCATCGATGATCTTAATCGTTCTAAATCATGAGAAAATTTTTACTGGCAGCTGCCGCTGCTGTGGTAACTGCAATGCCCGCTCTTGCTGAGAATAAAATCACCAAGGGTTATTACACTATGGATGCAATGGGATGCATGTTGCTACGAGAGTGTACCAATGGAGTCGAAGAAGTCCACAGTATCAATGATATTGTTAACGCTTATTCCGATAGTAATTATAATGCTATTGCTGACGAGTTCAACGGAATGCTCGCTGCTCTTGGGAAGGTCGGAGTTAAAGTGTTTCTAGCGCATGAGAAGTATTTTCCTGTTGGTCACCGTGGTGCATACCATACGGTTTCCAATAACTTCTTTCTTAATAAAGCATACATGCATCGCCCTAATGTATTGATGAGCGTAATGCGTCATGAGGGTTGGCACGCTGCACAGGATTGTATGGCAGGAACAATTAAGAATAGTATGATTGCTATCATCATGCCTGAAGAGGACGTGCCTATGCTGTGGCGTGAGATGGCAGAGCGTACATATCCCTCCAATGCGGTCCCTTGGGAGGCAGAGGCATCGTGGGCAGGCAGGACTGAAGGAATGACCATGAAGGCACTCCAGTCGTGCGCTGCTGGCACTATGTGGACCGACTACGAACCCACTCCATTGACTCGTAAATGGTTATTGGAGAACAACTTTATCAAGGAATGAGGATGAAGAACAATGAAAGTCTTATGCAAACTATGCAATCGGGAGGTCGTGGGTCTCCCCAATAAATCAAAGTCTTGCGGATGTCCCAATATGACTATGGTTTACAATGATAAAGTCACGGCAGCAGACTTATCTAAAGTTTTGTTACTAGACTCTGAAAAGATTCTAAAGAAACGACCAATGTTATCAAATGCTGACCTAAAATACCAAGAGGACAGGCGGAAACGCAAAGTCCGCAAATTAAATTTTGAAGAACGATGATCAATTTGCACCAACGGTACAATCACTATCTAAATACCAATAAGAAGATCGATTGTGCAGATGTTAATGAATGTCTGGTCAGTTATGGTTGGGTTGATGATGGAAAAGAACTCACTGGATTTTATGTCTTGACAGAAAACTTTGAGTTGGTGTATACTTTAGAGGGTCAATTGAAGCACAAGGTTCCTCGCAAATCTGGTGCAGCAATTAAAAATTAAATGGAAAGGTGGTCGAGTGGTTGAAGGCTCTGGTCTTGAAAACCAGCGAAGTGAAAGCTTCCGTGGGTTCGAATCCCACCCTTTCCGTATCTCATCTGGTAGTCTATTGGTAAGGACGGGTGGACAACACACATGGAAACTGGGTTCGATTCCCAGACAGATGACAAAAAACATATTTTTGTGCTCAAAAACGTTAATATTCGTTGATGATTGCACATAAATATGATGCCGTGGTTCAGATTTTATGGTAGAATCCAGTGGGGCGTCTACCAAACAAATTTGATTTAGTCTCACAATCACATGGTAAGATAGAGGGTAAGCCTCTGTTATATCCTTGAGGTATATTACGCTTACTCCATCTCGGAATGTAGCTCAGTTTGGTAGAGCACTCGCTTTGGGAGCGAGATGTCGCAGGTTCGAATCCTGTCATTCCGACTAGGGATATTGCATCCCATATATAATTTAACTGTTCAAAACTAATGAAGATCTTTCTTGATACAGCGGACACTCAAATTATTAGAGATTATTTTGATACTGGATTAATTGACGGAATCACAACTAATCCATCACTAATCATGAAGTCAGGACGAGATCCTGAAGAAGTATATCAAGAGATTAAAGACATTGGTATCACTGACATCAGCATGGAGGTCATGGGTGATGCTAACGAGATGCTTAAGGAAGGACTGAGACTTGCAGATAAGTTTGGATCAGTTGCAACAATCAAAATTCCTTGCACTCGTGATGGTCTTCTTGTTTGCAAAGAACTTTCAAAAGAAAAAATTAGAACCAACGTTACACTCATCTTCTCTGCTCCTCAGGCAGTGCTTGCTGCCAAAGCAGGAGCAACATATGTTTCACCTTTTGTAGGTAGATTGGATGACCAGCAAATAGCAGGTCTAGAGGTTGTAAGAGCAATATCTGATCTGTATCGTATCCATGGTATAAAGACTCAAGTATTATCTGCATCTATTCGTAGTGTTCAACGTGCGATTAGATCTTGGTATAATGGAGCAGAGATATGTACCATGCCACCTAAAGTTTTTGATCAAATGTATGATCACATTCTGACTGATAAAGGTATGGAGATCTTTGAAAATGACTGGGCATCCGTTCAACTACAAACCAATTGAAGAGATTGAATTTTTTACAGTGGAATATTGGCAAGAAAACTGGGATACTCTTATAGAAAGAGTTGAAAATGGAGAGACAATAGGTGTAGAAAATGATGATGGAAGTAAAGCGGTAATGATACCAGCGGATGATGAACTCATGCGTCTTTATGGAGAGCAAAATAATGAAGCACCTTGAAGTGTGCTATAAAGTTGTTACTGATGACAGAGAACCCATCTTAATTAAACACTCTGATATATGCTCTCCTCCAGCAAATCCTGACAATATTGATAATGTTGATACCTCATATCCAGGTATTGTCATTAAATATGATAATGGATATTTGTTGGAGGATGGTTGTCATAGAATAGCAAAACTTCAAAAGCAAGGTATATTTGAATCCTTGTTTTATGTTGTCACTGTAGACGAATATCGAAGTGGCATAGTCAAGATGAGATTCCAGGGTGATTGGATTATATTAGGTGAGTGGAACCACGATGCCCTGGACACTGAATCTCATGAGGGACTGTCGCCTATTGGTTAAGGCCCACTGCTTATAACGGTGTGAATCGGGTTCAATTCCCGACAGTCCTACCTTGCTCCTTTAGCAATCTGGTGAATGCAGCGAACTCATAATTCGCCTGAGGCGTGT